AGAGTGGACAAACTCTAGACTCTAGAAAAACCACACTAACCCGGAAATGCTCAGAAAACCGGGGGAACCCTTTAATTAAGTATAAAGGCAGGCATGTCAACCTGCAAGACCGCGACCAAGTTTGCGGAATTTCACACGACTCCTAACCCTCCAGTTCCAGGTTACTTTCCGAACCTGCCTCGAAAACCCCTTTTTGTCCTTCAGTACGAAAAAGTCTTTTGGTCATTCTATCAATCACCTGTTTCTCATCAGGTGTTAGACGATTCATTTTCAGACCAGTGGCAAAATCAAAGGCCACCCATGGACTTTTTTCGAAAGCTTTGGGCCATTTCTTGTAAATATTGGTGGCCAATCCCTTAGACCACCTTTCATGTAGAAATTCTCGAGCCAAATCGGCAAATGGCTCGCAAAGCTTTCTGAACGTACATTCGTTCAAAGAGTTCTGCCTGGAAGTGGCAGCAAAGGTTTTCAATTCAGGAACAACATTTGACAAATCGATCCTCCAAATTTTTGTTTTTTCGCCAGACGAACCCGCTCTGGCCTTCCTTCCTTCGTCAGTCTCCCCTTCCTTTGGGGTCGTTGTCAAATTATAATGAACCGGAGGTGTATCAAATCCAACAGCGGGAAACTGGGTCTTATCAGATGACCCAAAGACAGCAATATTACCGAACAAGTATTTACAGTAATGGTTGCAAAGAAGAAGGTAAAGCTCTTTGCCCTCAAAGCTTTCACCTTCCTTAAATCCTTCAGGGGGAGGAACCGTCAGAAGTTCCTTTGCCGGGTCTATGTGAGTCTTCCATAGATATACTCCTACCCGGTGGCGCCTCGCTTGCTGAAGCACGTCTTCCAAACTCATTTTTTCCAAATCTTTCAATTCTAGCCGAGAGGGACCTAAATCCTCTCTTTTCTTGCACCCTTGAGTTTGGCCCCCTTTTAGCGGAAATTGAGCGTGACCTTCTAACCTTGTCACCTCTGAACAATCTCTTTTCAATGTGCACGTTTGGTGCACCTTCTTCCAGAAACAGCGGGGATCTGCGATCCAGGATGGCCATCTTGATTTCCTCATTGAATTTAAGTGCTTCACAGCCGCTGATTGCCTGTGAAGCCCATCCTGAATCGCCAGTTTTGGTTTCCAAAAACCTTGCAGAGTTGACGCATCTGTATGCAACTCCAATGTCAAGAGCAAACAACTCAGTGTCCTGTTCATATTGTGGACAATCAAAGTCCACACGAAATCTAAACCTTTTGGCCAAATTTGCGTCTGTGGTAGACAAACAGTGCTCTGGCCTGAGACCAAAGTAGCAACAGTCAGACTCAAACTTGAAAAGATACGAGCAAATGTGGCCTCTTTTCGGATCCAGGCAGGCTCCATCATATACAATGACTCTCCCTTCCATGCCTCTAAAGTTTGGCAACATTGCTTTGATCCCAACCAGGATGACTCCATAGTGTAAGTATTTGTACTTGTTGCTTTTCTTCCTGATTGAATCAATTTCGGTGTCATCAAGCAGTTTGAAATCAGACAGGACGAGGCCGTCACCAGATCGAGAGGAAACCTTGACGTTTGATTCAAACCTTTTGATGCAATTAAGCACGTCTGGTTTGAAAAAGGTTGCATCCTTGTAAAGCTCTGAGGACGAGATAGCATCAATTTTGAGGTCTGTAGATTCGACCTCCTTGAGGAAGCGGTTGACGTTGACGATAGCCATTTGGACCCGATGCCCTCCCCAATTTCAAATATCAAGCTTTTGCTCAACCCTGTTAACAATTTTGAATTTCTAACAAAAAATCTTATGACAAGATAATGGTATTCAAAATCCTCTTCTTTCAAAATTGTGTAAAGCCTCTCACCTAATCTGTAGGCAAATATCGCCTCAAATAGGTAATTATCAACACATTCCTTCAAAAGCTGTCTCTCACTCATCATCTTGATCCTGGCCCACAGCAATTTTGGAGATTTAATGATACCATATGGACTTAAGTACCATCCACAAAACATTGGGAATTTTCTCACCTCTTCTACTGCAGTTAGGGAAAAGCTCTTCATCAATCTTGTCGCTCTCTCCCCTCTCCTTCTTTTGAGAGAGCTCAAGGAACACATATCGTCCCCAGCAAATAAAATCCTATGCCTCCTTGGGTCTATCTTGTACTTCAATTGAGTAAACAGCATATTGGCAAATGTGTTGAATAAGAAAGTGCAAAATTCTCCTGTGAACCTCATTATTGCTAGTGATCCGAGACGGCATCCGAGAGTTAATTTCAGTCTAAGGTAATCTAGCTGAAACTCCTTTGACACGCCCAGGTATTGTAACAGTGCCATTTCAAAGGCCAATATGACGTGGTCCTGAGATGAGTCAAAGGCCGTGTAGTCTGACTCAATTGAAAATCCATCAAAGACACTTGCATTCTTTGTCACAAAGCTATCCAGGCAGAAGAAGTTTTTCCCGGAGTGTATGTAGTATGAGTCTCCACAGCTTCTCAAAAAGGCACTTTCAATTGCTCTCAACATGGGTCCAAATCTAAATAGGACTATATGTTGGAAACAGGCCAAAGTTTGGCCAGCTTTAGCTTCGGTGAACATCTTCCCTTCCTTCGTGCAATATTGTGATTTCATGAAGAGAAAGGCGTGGTCAAGTTTCCAGTCAATGTCTGATCTCTCCGAATGATTTGCCCACATTTTCTCAGATTTTAGCTTTCTTTTTTCTAAAAAGCTCTTCTCTCCATCTTCAATCTCCTTGATATTCACTTTGAATTCAAACGGTAGCATTGAGATGAATTCTTGAAGAAGTTCTTTCCCTTGGCTTTCAAATTCCTCAAACTTCGATTTCTCCCTTCTCCAGTTCGACTTTCTAATTCTTTTTTGAACACCTGCCCAGAAAGTAACATCATCAGACGCTTGATGATGTGGAAAAACATTTTGTCGCGCAAAGGGCAAGATGTCTATTTTGCATCCATTCTTTTCCATGTCAAGAAATTGATTTGAAAGACCCAGCACAGACTGGAATTCCCTTTTTTCTTTTGCTGCAACCTTATCAAAAATCTCCGCAAGCGTCGGATCTGTGTCGAAGACAGGCACATGACATTTGAACCACTCAACAGGTTGAATTACGTCCCCAACAACTTCCTCTGGGTCAACTTCTTCCTCAGCCAAATTTATAAAAGGCATTATGAACAGGTCATTAGAAGCTTTGTCTTGAATTGATGAATTTCCAACATCCAAAGGACTCTCATAAAAGCTGGCTCCAGGATTCATGTTCACTATCCTCTCCATCGGAATAGACTTCCCTTCAATGATGAACTGCCAAATTGTCTTTTGTGCCATCCTCTGTACCTCTTTCAATGAATTCCCTTTAAGGATAAAGTCAAAGCCGACCTTTGATCTTGTTATTGCAACAATGGCTGCATTGGCTCCCCCGGCAAAAAGATTTTGGTCCAAACATATCAACACCCTTTTGCTAATGGTCATTCCCTGAGATTCACTCACTGTTGCTACAGGAACTCTTCCAGCGAAGACACCTTTATCTTCTCTCTTGGCAACTAGGATGAGTCCGTAATCTTCAGTTTTTACACTTGAAATGTCTGCAAAGAACTTCCTTGAGAATTTCGACTCATCCACTCTAGTGGGCATGTTCACCAGTTCTTGAAACCACTGACCGAACCTGTACCCTTGGAAAAGATATTTGTGCTTGATCGTCTTGATCATGAGGTCAATATCATGTGTTTTGTCCAATAGATTGGTGTCTTCAGCTGAGTAATACCTTAATTGCAATGGATCACCAAAACATCTTATGTTTAAGCAAGTCTTTGACAATTCCAACAGTTTGCCTTTCAAGAAATTTTCACTTTGTCCCTTAACAATCTTTCTGAAAGCACACATCTGTAGCAGTGTAAGGTATCCAGGTGGGTACAAACCTATTTCATCAACAAAAACTTCCATAAAAGTTCCGTCGATTTTTTTAAGTGCAGTCTCCCATGTATGCACCTGACAGGCCGTTCCCTTGAGTTGAGGTTCAACTTCATCCGCCAGCATTCTCCTTGGACTTATAAACATTCTTTTGACACTTGGAGTGTAATTAATCCATTGAAGCACCTTATGCGTTTTACCAGAACCCGCAAACCCAAGCCTTAGCCCGACAACAGAAGAAAAGTTTTCAGGAAACAACTCCGAAAGGGTCACCATGTTCTTGCAGAATTCTAGGTCGAATTCATTCAGGAGGCCTGTTGTGCCTCTTGCCATTGATTTTGCTAGCTTGACAGCCCTGTCTCTATTATGCACAAATCTTCCAAGGTCGAACAAGGAATCAGCATTTAGATTTTCATTTGACATCTGCGCTTCACCACCTTCTTTCAATAATCTGATGAAGCACTCTTTGGAACTCAGCTCGCAGTGATTGCCTTTAATTGTGCAGTACATCTTGCCATTCACTCCATACTTTCTATTAAGAACTGCCATTTCTTTGAAGTCAGAAGTATAAACCATTGAAAGACCCTTTGTGATCAAAACTTCTTCAATCATTTCATGTGACAGTCCTTTGTCCTCTTCAATGCAATCAAGTAATTCATCTGATATGTCTTCATTTACCAAAAAATTCAACAAATCTTGAGAGTCAATCCCCAAGTGTGCAGAGATGGCCTTGAAGACGCAATCATTTTTCCTTCTTCTCTTTGGAAGCTTGATTTCTTCTGGTTCAAAGCAATTGATTAAATCAACTGGTATTGAACCTTCAAAACCCTGTCCATCCTCGGTTTCCATTGAAGTATGTGATACCTCATGTGGCTGATCATTTTCGGCACTGCCTTCAATCTTTATTTCGCCGCTCTCGCTATTTTTTTCAGCATTGGGATTTGATTTAATGTTTCCCGTTGACTCCAAGAAGAGTTGTTTTCTAGGGGATTTTCCTTTAGATATGGGATCTAGGAAATCTCTTCTCAATCTAAATCTCCTGGCTCTTACCAATCTTGAATAGTCAATTTTCAGCGAACCGGAATTTAGAATCCAATTTCTCTCTGGATTTGATTTAGAGGGCATAAAGATGTAACCGTTCTCTGAAAAGTACTCTTCACTCTCAGCCTCATAATCAAATCTTTTCCCCAGTAAATCTAGGTTCACCCCGATTGCCTGTGCTATGTCGAACATCCTGGCATGAAATCTGGTCTCTATGAAGTTGACTTTGTCCAGGATGATCACAGAAAGGGGAACCTCTATTCCTTTAGTAGCCAGATCATTCAACAATTTGCGCATGTTTAAATGAAATTCTGTTGGTTCAAAGAAACTGGCGGCGATGAAGTGAGGCATGACCTGGCAAAATTTGTCTTTGACCCATTGTAGAACTGACACATCAAAGTCATCTCTCATCCCAAAATTTTTGAAATGCTCTCCAAAGGAATAGACGAAGTTCAACTCATCTGGGTAAAGATCCCTCTTCTCCAACTGCCTCAGCTTGGCAACAGCTGAAGCCGCATTTGCAGTTTTAAGACAAGCCATGTATGTACTGAGGGAAGAGACTGTGCTTCTGTTAATAACTGCTTTATCAAACCTTTTGGTCAAAAGGCGCATTTCTTCCGCAAGTAGACAGCTAGGTTTGTCGAAATGATTAAATTCATTACAAGCCCTCCCCCTGTCAAATGAGAAAACATGATGGGCGAAGAGACTCTGTAGCTTGGTTACCCTAATTTTCCTGTTAGCCCATTGTATGCCGCTGCAGGTGAAGGGCCATTTAGAATTTGCCAAATTCTGTTCGTAACACTCAGAGGCAACACCATCCGGATAAAATGAAAATGAAGAGCCATGGACCTTGTAGGTATAAACCCTGGGTTCCTTAGAGACCTTGTCCCCGAATAAAAGTTCTATTGGAAAAACTGTGGTTGCAACAACTCTATCAATTTCTGGGATTGTCTCAAATAGGAAAGCCATGTCAAATGGACTTAGAAAGTGCAACTCGTCGTGAAGAAACAGAACTTTTGGAAATTTGTTACGTGTAAGGCATTGATCTCTAAGACCAATCACTCTATCCCTAAAAGATGAAAACTCTACATCACCATACCTATATTTATCTTTCCCATCAATTATAGCATTGTACATCCCCAAAGATTTAATTTTTCCATGGGAAAAGACTGAATGCATCTTAAGAAAACTGTCTACTTTATTTTCCCTAAGTGAAAAAAAGGCAACTGACTTAAAGGAGGATAAAAGACTCGGAACACATATATACAGGAGATGATTTTCTATCATTTTGGATATTGGATGGGAGTGTGACTTAAACCCTATAGGTGCAAGTGTTAGACCATGCTTAGTCAACAATTCTTGATCTTCTGGTGTGATTGAAAAAGAGAAGAAGCGGTTGGTCACTTCTAAGGTCTTTTCAATCTCGTCGGTGGTCAAGGAAAGCAGTTGATCAGACTGCTTACTAGGAAGTTTGTTGATTGCAATTTCGAGGGGGTTTCTGTAAGTGAAAGCCATTGACGTAAAGCGCGGAAATTAAGCCTGTTAAATTT